GTGTCGCGGATGAAAAATCCGGCGTGATTGCAAGGCCCTTCCCTATTGCTAATCCAACAATCGCAACTGAGATGAACCCCGATCACCCTTCACGCTGTTGCAGATCAAGTGCGCTAGCTGCACGTTGATCCGCGTGTGTGCACCACCTAGCCCGAGCGGCACGATGTGATCCAGCGTGGGGCTCATCAGGTCAGAGCGTGCGTACCTGCGATGGGTCGGCTTGAAGCATAGCTGGCATATCCATCGGTCACGTTCGTAGATCTCAACATCCTTGAAGCGCTCAACCGGCACTGCTCGCCTGGCTGCTCGCCTGCGTTTGGCCTGGTTCCGCTTCTGTTGCTTAAACCGTTCAGGATCAGCCGCGCGATAGAACCCATCAGCGCAGCGCTTACCGCATAGGTCGCGCTCGCCGTTGTATCGCTGATATGTAAAGGGATCTCCGCACTGCTTGCAAGCAACGGTAACCTCAGCATGCTTACCCTGCCGCTCGACCTCTTCGTTCCACAGCCTGCGCTTTAGCGCCAGCGCACACTGGCGACTACAGAGTGAGCGGGATCGCCTTCCGATGAACCAGCGCCGGCACCCACCACACTGAGCCCACGGTATCGGGCTGGCCTTACCAATGGACCGAGTCTGCCCAGCACAGCGCTTCGAGCAGTGGGTGCTCCACCTGGAACTACCCTGGTAGGTGGGGTCAAAGCTCTTGCCGCAGGCTGGGCAATCGACAGGTCGATGCTTGTGCCTGTCGACCTTAGGCCGACCCCGCTCATAGCAGGGCTTCGAGCACCACTGATGGTTCGGCCTGAACTTGCTGGGGTAGAACGAGGCGCCGCACTGGGCACAGGCTCGTAAGGTAGCATCCACTTGGGTCGGACCTCTCATACAGGTTCGGCTCACCGGTCGGGGTGCTGTTTGCGCAGCGCCTCGGCCATTTCCATTTTACCCCGTTCTGTTCCCCCTGCTGCTATTGTGTCGTCGGCACAGCACGGCGCCTGCGTCAGCTACCGTCCCGCCCTTGCTGATCGGCACACCATGGTCCAGGGTCAGGTCTTCGGTAGTCCCGCACACCGCGCACATCGGGCTGGCCTTGATCGCTGCCTTGCTCGCCTTGCGCCACGCTGGCCCGTAGCCACGCTGCGCTCTGGTACCACGCCTGGCCACCCTGGCCGTCTCGTACTTGGTCGAGCAGGTCGGACAGCGCGCGCCGTTGGTGGTTGGTCTGCGACAGGTCAGGCAGGGCTGAGCTACCGGCATGGAAGCGGGCCCCCGAATTGCACGAGGTCTCTCCAGGTTATGGGCCTGGCGGGTTGCTGTCTCCCTCGCCCGCTGGGGAAAGCAATGGCCCAGCACATCTGGGGATGCACTGAGCCATCGTAGCTACCTATAGCACCTTCTCGTATTTGTTGCAAGGGGTTAGCCATTGGCGGATGCCTGCTCTTCCCACCCGAGCGATCTGGCCATCATCTTCGTCGCAGCTCGATAGGCAGCCCAGAGTCGGTTGTTGTCTACCCCGAGCCTGGCCCTGATCTCAATCATCGGTAGCGACTCGGCCATCCTCCGAGCTACCACCTGCGACTCCAGCGAGTAGGGCGGGAGGATGGCGGCTGCCTGCTCGAGATCGGCCTTGATGTCGCAGTAGCGGACAGGGTCGCCATGGCTGCGCGTGCTCTTGATCCCCACAGGCTTCCCGCTACCGCACGCCTTGTCGGAGTGCCGACACTCGCTGCTGAGCAGGTGAGCTGCCGTCGCGGGCGTCTCCGATAGCGAGGTCAACAGCTCCCACTCGCGCAGCCATCGGTCGACGATCTGCGGGCTGTAGTCCACCTCAGGCGTGCCCCGGCAGCAGCAGCTTGGTCCGGGCCTGCGCCACCCTCTCCGGAGCAGGCTGGTAGCTCACGAACGGCCCGTGGCCCTGCTCGACCACGCCGACGTAGGAGACCGTGGCCTGCCCGCAGTGGCAGCAGACGTTGGCCTGAGCGATCCAGGCTGGCTTGCCATCGGGTCCGGGGTTGAATCCGGAGACCGCGGCGATGTGGATGCAGCATTGGTGGACCGGATTTGGACCCTTGGATTTACCAGCCATCTTCAGATTCCCTCCATCAGCGCGACCATCTCCATCGCCACACCAAACGAGGCCAAGTCGATCGCGTCAGCCAGTGAATCGGCCTCGGCCCTAAACCGCTCATCGCCCCGCATGAAAACCACTTCCCATGGCCCCTGGTCAACCTGGCGCGCCGAGTAGATCCAACCGAGTCGCTTCAGTCGGGCGATGTTGGCGCGCCGAGCGGTTTCTTTGATGCCCATCAGCGCGGCCAGCACATGACCGAGCCGAGCCCAAAGCCGATGGCCACCAGGCCGAAGCCGAGCAGCCCGTAGGCGAGCGACAGGAGCCCATCGCGGAACATCAGCCCAACTCCTTCAGAACCGTCGCTACCCGGTCGATCGGCTCGTACTCACCCTCGCGCAACTCGACAATGAGCCGCCGCTCCGCCATCGGCCCGTAGAATCCGACCAGGTCGTAAACAGCGCTCCCGTTCGCCACGGTGATGCTCACCTGAGGTGGCCCGATCGGCTCATCGTCGGTAAACCCCGGAACGTCCCACCTGATCCACTTCGAGTGGAGCACCTGCGACTCATCGAAGACCTGGAATCGCGGCCACGGTCGAAGCAGAGTAGGCGGTCTGCCGGGTCCGTCCTCGCAGTGCCAAGCGACCGACCAGATGATCGGCTTGCACTCGCCCAGGTGGACGACGTCGGGATAATCCGCCCTGGTCAGGAGCATCTACTCGGCCTCCTGCAGGATCATGGTCACCTGGTCAACCGGCCCTCGACCGGATCGGTAGCGCCAGGTGATCGGTCCGGATGGTCCATCATGGGTACGCAGCCACTTCGCCACCTGGTCCCGAAGTTGCTTGCAGCAGCCGGCCAGGTTGTCGTCATCCATCAGCTTGCCGGCGGGCTGATCGACTCGGAAGGTCAGGATGAACCGACGGCCGGTCGGAAGCTGATGCGGCCACCCGGCGACGAGCAAGGCATCCTCGACCTTCTTGTGGGCCACCTTCGTGGCTTTGTGTCTGGCCCAGCGGTTGACGCCCGAATTGAGCCCATATTGCTTGGACCTGGGCCGCCAAGCCGGGATTGACGCCTCCAGGCGCAGGCGGGTGTCGGTGGTCATTGGCCAGCCCACTCCCACAAGCCGAGCGATCCCTTGGCGGCCACAGGCTCAGCCAGGATCTTCACGTCTTCGAGGATCCATCCGAAACGGCGATCTGAGTACTCGCCGAATCGCCACTCATCGCTGTCCTGGCTCGGCATCCACGCGGGGCACGGCTCTGCCCCGCGACAGGTCGGCAGGACGTCCACCAGTCGGCAGGTGGCGATCACCTGGCCACGAGGAAGCTGCCAGGGCTGACCGAAACCAGCCTGCTCTAGGTACTTGCGGTAGGGCATCTCGCGCACCAGGCACTGCACGTCGCCAGGGAAGCTCTTAGATGCGTGGATCGCGATCGGCCCGCGGTAGCTGGTCGACCATGAGCGCGTCTCGATCCGCTTGGCACCGATCGCGACTAAGGTCGCCCAGGGCTGGACCAGGCTCAGCGCCTTCACCGCGCCCCGGCCTCGACACTCCCCCGGATCCGACTCAGCGCCTCTGGGCTGACGTCGGGCCTGGTCGCGTCTTGCCAGTCGAGATCCTTGGTCGTATCGCCGTCTTCAGTGTTTCCTGAAGATCCAAAGACGGCCGGCGCCTCGGGCCAGTCCGAGTGATCGTCCTCTCCGGCCAGGTCTTCGTCCAGGTCAGTGGTGTCGAGAGCTGCATCCTCGATCTGCAGCTTGAGCTGTTGCGGCAGGTCCAGGATGATTCGGCCCACTTGCCGCTGCTCGGTCGTATGGAGTCCGTGGCGCTTCACCGCGGCGAGGTAGAGCGAGACGTCGGGCTTGTTGATCACGTACTTGTCGGCGCCGCTGGTCTGATTGGTTTCCTGGCCCATGGAGCAGAGCAGCTCGTCGACGAACAACTCTCGGGCGTCCGGGGTCCGGGATTGCCAGTCGCGCTCTGCCACGATCACCACGAAGTCGGGAGTGATCCCGGAAGCGTCTCGGCCGAAGGCGTGCCGTAGCAGGCCAGGACAGACGCTGGCGCCGCTCTTGGTGCCGGTGCTGAACAGCCAGATGATCCGGGCGTCGGCAAGGTGGCTGTGGTAGTTCTGGATCATCGGCTGCGCGAGTCGCTCCGGGATGTCCGCGTCTCGGTAGGTCGTTGCCATCTCGATTCCTCCGCTTTCAGTCGCGCCGCTCGGTCGCCAGCCGACGGCGCTCTCGGGTCCCCTGTTAGAAAGGCCGCTCGCCGTCCAGCGACCGAGCTGAGAACTCCGGCTGATCGGCACAGTCGCCGCAGAGCGCCCGCATCGTTCCCCAGCGCACCTTGATCCGCTCGCCGCAGCCGTAGCACTTGAGCTCGATCTGATGTCCCTCCGGCGCCGCCAGCGCCGGCAATTCCCACCGCGTTACGGGCTCCGGTCGGTTGCTCTTCGCCACTGCCTTGGCTGCGTCTTCGCTGCAAGGCGTCAGGGCGTAGATGCTCGACCCACCGCAGAACTGGGTGGCCACGATCTCGCCGTCGTCGCCCGGCACGTCCACCCGGAGCATCGCCACGCCATACTGCTCGGCCTGGCAGACCCGCCCACCGAGGCGGCGATGGCCGAGCAGCTCGACGATCGCCCAGCCCTCGTAGGGCTTCTCTGACTCGCTCAATTTCCCTCCGTCTCGAAGCCAGGCAGCTCGGCCGCCCCAGCCGCCAGCATCTTTTCGCGTTCTGGGATCTCTGCGGTCTCCTTGCAGAACGGCCACCTCGAGCAGCCATAGAAGAGTCCGCCGGTGGCCTTGTTCCGTCGCTTGAGCATTTGATCCCGGCAGGCTGGGTCCGGGCAGCGCATCGTGCCGACCTTGCTCACAGCGGCAGCTCCTCGACCGAGTCGTCGGCGTAGGGCAGGCGAGCCCCAGCCGCGGCGAGCTGGCGCGGGGTGGTCTGGCTGCTCGACCGGGCCCCTCGGCTCGACCGATCGCGGTAGTTCTCCCCGCCGAGCTCGATCAGCTCGCAGGTCTCCTGAATCCGCCAGGCGATGCGGTTGCCTTCGACCGGCTCGTCAGTGCCAGCCAGTCGCTTCGCCATCAGGCCCAGACTGAAGTTGCTGGTCATGATCGTCAGGCGGCCCGCGTCGTAGCGGCGGTTGATCACCAGAAACAGCCGCTCTCGGCTCCAGCCAGTGACCCGCTCGGTGCCCATATCGTCGAGCACCAGCAGCCCGGTGCTCAGCAATCGCTGCATCAGCGCCGCCTGCGACTCGGCTACCTCCTCGGCCATCTCTCGGCCGCCTGGCCGGAGCATGTCGAACAGCTCCGAGATCGTCAGGAACAGCGCGGCGCCGCCATCCTGAACCCAGTGCCGAACCGCCAGCGCGGCCAGCGTGGTCTTACCGGTGCCCACCCCGCCGTACAGGTAAACGCCCCGATTCGGGCCGCCTGGAGCCAGGGCGCGGATCGCAGCAAGCGCCGTCTCCTTGCCCGGATCGCCCTGGAAGTCCGCGAAGGTCAGGCCGGCAAGTCGGACCGGCAGGTTGGCCCGGTGCAGCCGCTCGGCTTGCTCGGCCGCGGCTCGTCGGGCTTCGTCCTGCTCTCGCTCGGCGCAGATTTCGGCGTCGACCCGAGCCGCCTCAGCCTGCTGGGCCAGCGACTCCGGGCAGACGCACCAGGTCGACCAGAGCACGTAGCTGACGAACGGCAGCAGGTGGCCGGTCCCGCCAACGCCGAGACAGACGCAGCCCGTCGGCCGGAGCGCCATCAGGCGGTCCCGCTCGAGCGCCATGGCCAGCTCTGCGTCCAGTTGGCGCAGCGCCGTCCGGCATTCCTGCTCGATCCGATCGCGGACTTGAGCCAGCAGCATCTCAGCCGGCGACTCGATCTGCTCGGCTTCCGCGGCGAGCTCGGCCAGCACTCGCTCATGGGCTGCCAGAATCTCCGATCGGGACTGGGTCACGGCGGACGTACTTGGCAAACGGGTCATCTTCGCCAGTGCTGCCCGCTCCGGGCCCAGCATCCGCTCTTCCCGGCCCTGAGCCAGCCCGGCCAGGACGTTGCCGATTTTCTCCATGCCCGTTGCTCCCGTTGGGGCCAGCCTTCCAGGCCAGCCAGTTGCCGACTCGGTTGTTGTTCGCCAGGTAGCCGAAGCTCAACGTCCGGCGGCTGAAGTCATCCCCGTAGTCGCCGCTAGCGTGGTCTTGCCAGCAGGCGGCAAGCTGCTCCGCCGAGTAGTGCCGCAAGAGCTCCTGAGCAGCGGTGGGCTCAGCGCGGAGCATCGCTGGCGGCGACAGGTCGGCCGCCTTGAACGCTTCGAACAGCGGCGCCAGGTCAGGACCGCTCGGCTGTTTCGTAACGCCCTTCACCCGAACCGGCGCAGCGGACTTGGGGGGCGAAGCCGAAGGCGCAGCGATAGCGGTTGGCGGTGCTTCTGAAGCTGATGCCGCCGCCCCGGAGGGGCTAAACGGAACTGAAGAACTAACCGAAACCGGAGATAAGACCGGAGCGACGGGTTGCGCTGATGTTCGGCGTTCCGCGCTGCTCTGCGCTGATTCTCGGCGCTGCTCTTTAATGTAGGACTGGTACTTGTGGAAACTCTTGGGGTAGCGCAGAACGTCGCCGTCTCCCTCCAGCAGGCCCAACTCCAGCATTCCGAGGATCGCCAGCGCTACGTCTTCAACTGTCTTGTCCCGACGCCCCGGCAGGACAGTGAACAGCAACTGCTCGGGATCGGCTGTTAGAGCTCCCTGGTCGTCGGCGTGCGGGATCATCCAGGTGTAGAGCAGGGCGGCGAAGTCGCCGTGACTCTGCGCCAGGCGATTGACGCGGGTATCCACGCTGATTTCGGTTGAGACGTAGCGACGGCGGGCCATTAGGATCGTCCGTGCCGGCCAAAGCGAGCCTGAATGGCCGCCTCCGCAGCCTTCTCGGTGACGCCGCGCGTAGACCAGATCAAGACACAACAGCAGCTCATGTCAAGGGCGTCCCTGGCCGGCTCGACAGCGTGACAGATTGGGCACTCAAGCCACTCAACATCGTCGACCACCAGTCGATCGACCCCGTCATCGGTGTATGTGTCGAGCTTGAATCGCTTACCTGACATCCAGGGCTTGATCTGACCAGAAAACACAAACACCGGCACTTCGCTCGCGGTGGCCAATGCCGCTGCTTTGGTCCACCCATCGTCGCCCTCCTGCATTTCAGGACCCTTGACTTCGAACCATGCCCCCTCCTCGTTGCCGCCTAGTTCAGGAAGCCAAAAGTCGGGGAGATACCAGAGACCGTTCAGGTTGTAGCCCTCGATTTCGTACTCCCACTTCAAGCCGGCGTGGTCTAGGAAGACGGCCCATCGTGCTTCAAGCCGACTCCTGAACCGATAGCCCTTGTACAGCGTCTCGATCGCCTTCAACTGGCCGCGGTCGTCCATCACAGCAACTCCATAGTCAGGATGATCCGCAGCATATTCCGATAGCCGTCGTCGAGCTTGACCCAAGCCATCAGGCGCTAACCTCGATCTGAAGATCTGAGAACAGATCCCGCGGCCGCTCCACCACACACGCCTGCTCGGCCTTCGCCACGTTCTTCAGCGCGATCGTGTGGTAGCTCTCCTTGAGCTCGAATCCGACTGTGCCGGGGATGAACTTCTCATAGTTCGTAATGCCGATCGCCATCCCGGCTTCTGAGCACCAGGCAGTAAGTGCCTCGCGGGTATTAAGGTGCTCGATCGGCAAGCCAGGCCCGTAGAACTCCGCGGCCATCTCCTGGACCTGGCCGATCACCTGCAGCGGCGCCAGGATCACCACACGGCCGCCGGTGAGCGCGACAACCTGCCGGGCCCACTCCAGATACATCGGCGTCTTCCCAAGCCCCGTATCGGCCCACACGGCGAACCGGCGGGCGTCTAGGGCCATCCGGACAATCCAGGCCTGGTAGTCGAATAGATGCTCAGCCAGCGGTAGGAGCTCGCCTGTGGTCGCCACGCCTTCCACCCCGAGCAGCGCGGCGAACCGGGCCGGTGCGGTCAAGGTGTAGGTGTCCGATCGCCAGTCGTAGGCCACCTGGCTCTCCGGGATCTTCTTCGAGCGGATGAACACCTGATAGGCGTCCAGGCCGTAGCGATCGAACGTGGCCACCATGTTGGGGCCCTGGATTTCGATCTGGACTGGTGAGGGTGCGAGCGTCGCCGTCATACGCTGTGCGGCTCCGGCACCTGCGCCAGTCGGTAGGCGCGGTTGTTCCCCGCGCCACTGACGTACTCGACCTCCCCAGCAGCCACCAGGGCGTCAAGAGCCCGACGTACTTCCCGGCCGTCAATCTTCGGCCAGCCGCCCAGCCGCTTGGTGATGGTGCTGATGGTTGGCTCGCGCGGCGAGAGCACGGCCAGATCGGCCAGGATGGCGCGGAGCAGTTCGGCGTCAGTCACGATCGCCGCTCCTTCAACTGCCGCTCGCGATGGGCCAGGCTCGCCACCCAGCCCGCCAACAGCGCGCCCATGCCGAGGATGACGAGCCACCCGCCGACTAAGAATCCGACGACGAGCGAAAGCAGGTCCATCAGCGCACCGCCTTTGCAGCCAACACGGCATGCTCGGGGCAGTAGTCGACATCCCCGCCCTGCCATGCGCGGTGCTCTCGGCAGAGCTTTCGGTAGCAGGTTTTGCCGTCGCCTACCGGCCAGTCGCAGAGCGCCTCGTGTGGTGCCTTGCAGGCGTAGCAGGACGCTCGTCGTGTGGGCCGGCCGCGCGTGCAGTAGATCGCCACGCCGCCAGGGATGCGCTGTTCAATGCAGGGCATCAGGAGACCTCCCGCTCTTCGGGCGGCACGAACTCACGGCCGATCGCTTCGAAGACCTGACGTTCCTCAGGCGTGGCCACAGGCTCGCCGTCGTACCACAAGGCGCCACGGTCAACGTGGTAGCCGGGTGGCAGCCAGCCCTGTCCCAGGTCACGGCCAGCCCTCGTCATGGCGTGGCGCTCGCAAGGGGTCACGAACCGATGCGCGAAGTCAGCGCTGCCAGTCCGAATCAGGAGGTCCACGCCGAACTGCGCCGTCGGCCCGACCACCGGGAACAGGTCGAGCGGCACGTCGCGATAGGTGGCCCACTTGAGCCCGCTGCCCCAGCGCGGCCGGCCGTTTTTGTCGTACCGCTTGCCGAGCGTGCCTTCCACAAACAGCCGATCGCATTCGAGATCGAGCAGGTTGACCCCGGGCTCGACAACCTCCTGGAAAAGATCCCGCGATGCGTCGCCGAACCGTGGCAGACAGACCAGCTCGATGTCCCCGACAGTTGGGCGGCCGCGGCGAATCGAGCCAGCAACTTCGATCCGCTCGCAGTAGGGGCTGAGCAGGCTCACCAGCTCCCAGGCAAGCGCTACGGCTTCTGAGCGGGGCAGGCGGGTCTGTGTGGCGCTCATCGCTCACCCGCCAATCGCTCGGCCACCCGGCGCGGCAGGTAGTAGCGTCCAGCCAGGTGGCGGTGGGCCAGCATCCCGCTTCGGCAGCGCTTGCGAATCTCCCCGACCGACAGGCCGCAAAGCTCGGCAGTCTCGGCCGCCGTCAGCAGCTCGTCTGGATCGCCAGTCAGGCCGCGCTGGTCGGTCTGTTGAGCGGGTCGGTAGCCGAGGCCGTGGTCGATCGGCAGGCCGAACGCGCCACCGGCCCAGGTCCGCCCGACGTACCGCTGAATCTTGCTCCCTGCAGCGCTCACAGCAGCGCCCCCTGAGCTTCCCGGTGCCGCGCCAGCTTGCCCGTCAGCCCTTCGACCGCCCCCGCCAGTTCGGCGTTGCTCAGCTCGTCGAGGTTGATCTCTTCGACCTCGAAGCCGACGGCGGCCGCCTGCTCGAGTAGGTCGTTCAACTCGGCCATCAGCGCCGCGCGTGTTTCTCGGTCGCGGGTGAAGGGATCGTCGTCTTCAGGCTTCGTTGCCTGTTTCTCGACCACAGATGAGGACGAAGAAGAGGAATCAACCTGATCCGAATGCTTCAGCGGCAGGACGTCGTCCAGGTCGAACTCTGGAGATTCAGGCTCATCGTCCCAGGCTTGCCGCGCGGGCTGCTCTTCGGCCTGAGTCGCCGGTTCGGGTGCAGTCGGTACTTCGATCGGCGCTGCCGTCCCCTCGATCACCCGCCCCATCTGCCGCGGTGGTCGCTCAGCTTCGGCCTTGCGGTTGAGCCAGAGCTGGCCGAAGCTGATGATGCCCGCGGCCTCGCCTTCGGTCGCATCGGCCAGGTACTCGCCGAGTGACGTGGTCTTGCCGTGGCTGTACTCGCGCACCATGGCCGCCCGAGGGCCCGGGTCGTTCAGCACCGTGTCCCCATAGGTGCCGAAGAAGATGCGCCGGCTTCGGGTTGGGTCACACAGTCCGCCACGCATCGCCGAGTTGAAAGCCTCCTGTTGCTGGCGCGTGATCGCCGGCCGCTCTTCTGGCTCGACCTCTTCCGCGATCCCTTCGAGCGTCGGCCCGTCAACCAGTGGTGCATCGTAGGCCGGACCCTCGAGCGCGGCGACGTCGATCGTCTGGACCGGTGGCGGCAAAATCTTGAGTTGCTCGCCCTGCACCAACGCACTCGCGAAGATCTCTCGGAAGTTGCCCGACGTCAATGCCAGCGCTTCCGGCGGCCGCGGAATCAGATTCCAGACCGGGACGTGCCGCCGTCGGCCGTCGGGCCCGGGCACCTCCATCTGCTCGTGCCAGAGATCGAACGGGACGCCGGCGAAGCGCCCGCCGGTCAGCTGGCTGATCCACTTCAGACTGTTGACGATGTTGTGCGCGCTGTTGCGGCTCGTCATCCGTAGCCGATAGAGCCCAAGGCCGTCGGGCATCAGGACCTGGGCCTGACGGCCTTCCCACCCCGCCAGGAAGAAGTAGATCGACGTCTCGACTTTGACGTAGGGAAGGAGCGCCTCGAACTCTTCTGAGCCCGCCGGGTAAAACTCGTGCATCGGCCGCGCGAGTTTGGTGACCTCGCCGGTCTCCCGGTCGGTGTATTCCGAGCCGGCCTCGCGGATCCTGGTCAGACCAGCGTGGCTGCCATAGACCTGCAGTCGGCTGGCGGACCTGCAGGTGAAGTGCTGTCGGATGAACAGGTCCGGCTCGTCGAACGGGAAGGTGATCGTCAGTCGTGTGCGGTTGGTCTTCTGGAGTGCGGCGGCCAGCCCCTTGACCTTATCGAAGGCCAGCGCCAGGTTCTCCCGACCGTCAACGTAGATCGTACCGTCGCGCGAAACGACGGGCTGCATCTTGGCGTCCTTCTTGCCTGCGTTGGCGTTGTAGCCCGCGCTGATCGTGGCCAGGGTCGGCTGTTGCTTGCGCGGCTCGACCAGGCCGCCGGTGAAGGCGTCGAGCAAGCGGAAGCGGTCGATCGGCGCGGCGGTGGCCAGCTGGCCGGGCGCCGCGCGCTGGGACAATTCGGCCGTCATGCGGGGTCTCCTGTCGGCAGGAAGAGCCGCCGTAGTCGGGCGTCAAGCCGACGCACCTGCTCGACCACGCCGTTCTCATCGTCCTCCTGGGCGTCGAAGTAAATCTTGATGTCCCAGCGATAGACGCCCTTCGCGTCGCGGCTCAGCTCGATGCTTGAGCGAGACTCGCGGGCGACTTCGAGCAGCGTGCCCTCGATGGGCGGGTTGGTGTTGTCGATCACGCCGCCACCTCGCTTCCGCACTCGATCATTCGGTCCAGCAAGTCGAACGCCGATTCCTGAAGCCGGGCTACCGTCTCTTTGAGGGCGCCGAGAGCCGCGTCGTAAGCCGCGCCGAGAGCCGCGTCGTAAGCCGCGCCGAGAGCCGCGCCGAGAGCCGCGTCGAGAGCCGCGCCGAGAGCCGCGTCGCGAGCCGCGTCGTAAGCCGCGCCGAGAGCCGCGCCGAGAGCCGCGCCGCGAGCCGCGTCGAGAGCCGCGTCGAGAGCCGCGCCGAGAGCCGCGCCGAGAGCCGCGTCGTAAGCCGCGCCGAGAGCCGCGTCGTAAGCCGCGCCGAGAGCCGCGTCGCGAGCCGCGTCGCGAGCCGCGCCGGCCATAGTCCTTGCTCGGTTCAGCGCTCCCTGAGCGTGCGCCGCAGACGCAGAGTCAACGATCTCCGGCAGCGCCTCTAGTGCAGCCGCTTCCTCAACCAGGCCAGCGCGACGCAGCCAGGTCGGTGCGCTCACTCGAGAGGCCCAGTCGGTGGCCATCCAGGCACGGCGGTTACTGATCGCTGCAGATCCTGCCGTCCCGATCAACCGGGGGATGTAAATCTTTAGGCGCTGGCGCGTCTTGTCGTCCAGCGCGTCATTCCAGGACCGCCCGAACGCCGCGAGCGTCGGGTCGACGCAACGCGGACTGGCAGACCACCGCTCGCCAGCGATGTGGCTGATGGCCTCGAGGAGGCAAGCGCCCTCGGCAAGCGACTTGTGCCCGCCGGCGAGCAGCACCAGAGCATCCAGGTCAATGGTTCGAGTCTTGTTGTCAATCACTCGATCACTCCTATGAGCACAAGGAAGCCGCAGAACATCAGAAACAGCGCCAGCGCCATCCACAGGTCCCGCCGCGAGATCGTCCAGTCGTGGCCCTCGAAGAGCGGCCTGGCCTGGGCACGACGCCGGCGGATCATCCGTCCAGCTCCGGCAGCGTCCCGTCAGCCGCCACGCAGCGCCAGGCCGCGTCTGGCCAGGACCAGTGCTCGCCGATCGAGAGCGGCTGGTTGCAGTTCAGGCAGGTCATCGTTCGACCTCATAGCCATCGCCCATGACCAGGCCGCCTAGGCACCAGACCAGTAGCGACCAGACGGCCGAAAACAAAGCCAGCATGGCCAGGTCAAAGGCCAACTCGCCGGCGTTATCCAAAAGCGCAGCCCCGAACAACTCCCGGAAGCGCCACCCGATGTAGAGCGTCATTGCTGCGACCAGCGCGGTCCAGATCGCCAGTCGGGCAAAGAATCGGCCACTCATCTGGCACCTCGCCGCGACCGCTCGATCAGCGTCGCCGCGATGCTCTCGACCCAGGCCTGCCAGGCACCGCGGCGGTCCAGGTGCTCCATGAGCGGCGTGCCGCAGTAGCCGCAGTGGGTCATGACGCCTGCACCATCGCCAATGGTTCGCGCTGCGCGATCTCTCCGAGGTGCGCCAGGCTGCGCACCTCGCGCCAGCCGTTGTGCTTTGTCTTGACGCAGAGCCAGCCGCCACGCAGGTCGTACGGGTTCTCCGCTTCGCCCCGGAACAGCAGCCCGTCGACGACCGCGACAGGCTCATGGCACCGCGGGATGTAGGTCAGCCGGTTGACGGTGCGCCCAAGGATCTTCTCAACCAGCTTGGGCAGCACCAGCGCTCGGCCCTCGCTCGACTCGATCAGATTCGACTCGTGAGCCTTGAGCGCGTCGCGGAGCAAGGCGCTCGGCTGTGGCGATTCCTGGTGACGCTGCCCCACAAGCCGTTTCGGGGATGTCATACTGAAATTAAGCAAGGGGTCCACTCCTGCTTCTAGGCCCGTCTGAGCTGCAATCTCAGCGGGTCTTTTCTGTTGGTCGGTCAGGCGAACAGTCGGCAGCCACGCCGCCGTGGTATTCGCCTGGGGGTTCTGACGCCGTTCTCCCGTCGCTGCTCGCGGTTGGCGTGCTCCAGGCTTGGCAGCGAAGCCTTGAGCGTCTCGCGCTGCCGCCAACGCCGCTCCGCGTTCAACTCCGACCTGGTGCGCTTTGAAAGCTGCCAGGCCGTCTTGAGCTCCAAGGGCACGGTCACCTCCCTCTAGCGTGTGCAGCAGCGCAGCGCTGCCCTGACTCATGCGACGCGCTCCGGCTCTAAGACGGACGCGCCCCGCTCCAACCGATCGAGTTTCTCGTCTATGGCTTCGCGCAGGATCACGCTCTTGCTGATGCGCCGCTCGCGTGAGACCCTTTCGAGCCGGGCGAGCTGGTCCGGGTGGACGGTAAAGCTGCTCTTGATCAGCCCGCCGCTCGTCTCGGCCGCCATCCGCTGGCCTCCTTTCTACAACCTGTAGTACGGAAACCAGTCTAAGCTACTACATCCGAACCTGTCAATACGATACGGGCATGATTCGGGTATCCCGATCTGGCCGTCGAAATCGTTTGAAGCATATGTACTGTCGACATGTAGGTAGGAAAACGGTATGATAGGCGTATAAACCGAGATTGGGGATAGTTATGGAGTCAGTGGTGGCGCCGTCCAACCAGGACCTCGGGCGCAAGCTGAGGGAGTTGCGAGAGCAGCGTGGTATCCGCCGAGAGCGGCTGGCGCTCGATTTGGATATGAGCGCTGGCAACTGGGCGCACTACGAAGGCGGCCGCAATCAAATCAACGCTTGGATGCTCCCGACCATCGCTGAGTCGCTGAAGATGGGCCTGGCCGAGCTGCTGTCTGAACTCTACGGCCTTGACGGACCCTGTCAGACGGTGGCAACTTCTGACAATGGAAGTCAGAATAAGAGTACTGCTAATTATAACTACACCGAGTCTGCGCGGAGCGGTTTCGGCCCTCTGCCGCCGTCCTATGCCCGGGACCGCGAACTGGTGGCCGCTGGCCGCTGATCCAAACTCCGCTCGAAATGGCTACGTTTAGGCTGCACTATTTCCACAATGCGCCCGGAACACATCCGTTATGGGTCTGTGACCGATAGTTTAGTGGGGGTCCCGGCTCAATTTGCGGCGTCGGAGGAACCAACGTGCAAGACGATCGGACGGAACGTCTCGCGAAGCTCAAGAAGACTCAGCCAAGGGGCCGACCAAGGGCTCGATTATGTGATTTACGCGAAGTGGCGGCTTACCTGCACGTGAGCCAACGCACGGTCTACCGTTTGCTCGATCGTGGCCTGCCAGCCCTCCGCGTTGGATACGTGCTCAGATTCGACCTGGCTGTCGTTCTGGCGTGGGTCCAGGACTTCACCGACAGCGGCGATCGGCTCCATTGGAGTGATGAGTACAGCAACATCAAAAAGCCCATCCGCCGTGTGAATTAGTTGTGACGCGCCCTCTTTATGTCGAGTGACAATCCCCTGCCCCACTGTTGAGGAAGAGCTAGCAATACCGTATAGTCCCCTTCGGACTGTGCAGATCGACTCTGAAGAGCGGCGGCAGTCCGGGAGGGGATCAGGTGGGCAAGTTCTTCAAGTTCGGCTGTCTCGGCATCATCGGTCTCGTCATCGTGGTGGCAGTGATCGGCGCCCTAACCAAGAAGCCTGAGCCGGTCCAGCAGGTCTCCGACGGCGCCGCTGCACCAGCGCAACAGGCTCCGGCATCTCAGCCGGGCAAACCGGAAGCGGCCAAGCCGACGCTCGCCAAGATCGGGCAGACTACCAGCTTGAAGGGGTGGGAGCTAACGCTGAGCGACTTCGGGCCGTTCGATCGGTTCTCGCCCAGCAAGCCACCTGCCACGAAGGCTCAAGGCGCGCTGCTGGTGGCCGACATGAAGATCAAGAACCTCCAGAACAGCACCAGCAACTTCACATCCGGAGACTTCGTGATCAAGTCACCAGACGGTCGAGAGTTCAAATCATCCGGCCAGACCGCCACGATCGAGCGCGGATTCATGATCACGCAGACGGTGCAGCCAGGGCTGACCACTGAGAACCGGGTGGTGTTCGACGCCGACCCTGCTGTGAAGGCCTTCACATTCACCGGGCTCGGAATGCAGTTCGAGGTCGCGGTGCCGTAGCGCCCGGAACCAATTAAATCTAGACAAAACAGAAGACCCCCACCGGGGCTCGAAGCCGGTGGGGGTCTTCACGGTACGCCAGCGGGAGGGCCACCGGCGCCGGTCAGAGAATTATTCCAGGCATATTATGACGGCGATTCGGACAGGGGTCAGTCAATCAATCCCCTCCGGATCGCAATGGCCACCGCCTCCTCAGTCGTCCAGGCGTCGAGCTTGTTCCTGGCCGTCTGGAGCGCGCTGCTGACGCCGCTCCGGCCGACGCTCATCAGCGCGGCTATCTCGGTCCGGGTGTAGCCATCGGCCAGGAGTTGGAGGGCTGTCTTCGCGCGTGGCGGCAGGACCGGTCGGGTCAGCCGATGCCCAGCAGGCGCAGCACGACGATCACGATGACGATCGTTCCGACGATGTAGATGATGCTGGTCATGGGCGTCCTACCTCTCTCTTGTTCGCCGGGGGTGTAAGACTGGGGCCGGGGCAGCCTCGATAGGTGGCTCACCGTCGTGCTGCAGGGCTCGATCGCGCAGGTACTCGGCGGTCGCCAGCATCTGGGCCGGCGTGAGCGTGGTCGCCATGGTACTGCCACTCACCGGGATCAACTCGCCGCCTTTGCCGATAGGCTGAGTGGTCTGGAACCGTTGGGCAATGTTCCCGGCGGCGAAGATGAAGATCGTGAGCCAGGGGATGGCCCGGTCCGGGATGCCCAGCGCCAGCGCGTTGTCGGCCATGTAGACCAGGAGCGGCACGATCACGCTGAGGACGCTCAGCCAGATGGTCCGGGACTCGTACCAGGGCTTGGACTCGACCACGACGGTGGCGATGGCTTGTGTTGGCATGGATGCTCCCTACCCTCCGATAACCACTTTGTTGCCGCCGAGCACCAGGGCCAGGAGGCCGGCAATCACGGCGCCAATGACGAGCTTGGTGATCCAGGTCTGACTGGTCACCAGCGCGGAAACATCGGTCGCGACCTCCGCGATGGTCGCCGTGAGCCGCACTCGCTCAAGCGCGCCATTCGCGCTAGACGCCGCATTCGACTCCACGCGACGTCTCAGGTCGTCCATCTCAAGACGGAGCGCTTCCTTACTGACATAGGTGTTCTGGACTGCGATCGCCTTTTCGTGGGAGTTGTTGAGATCCTCCAACCGTCGTTCATATTCCCGAGCCTGGAGTCTCAGAGATTCCTCCGACGAATCTTTGTACTGATCGAAGAGTTGCCATCGGAGGGTCGTCTCCTTGGCGACTGCCTTCTGGTACGCCTCGAACTCGCGCAGGGTAACGGGCTTGTCGCCCGGACTGGTGGACGTTGGCTCGATCACCGGTCAGGCCGCCGCAGCCAGCAGCACGACGCTGGCCCTGCTCCGGTCCTCCGACCCGCCGTGGATCGACAGCGACTCTGGCGAGTCCTGGAAGGCGAAGAATTCCAGGAACTGGCCGGCTCGCAGATAGACCAGGTCAGCGCCCGACTGGATCTCAGCTGACGTCGAGGTCCCTTCCTGAAACTGGACGTCGTGGGCGGTGCTGGTGTCGTCGATCCGGTAGCCGACGCCCTGCACGCCAGCACCGCCCTGATCAGCCCACTCGATGTTTTCCGCCACCAGGTAGACCCCGTCGACCAGGGCCGTGAACTTCGAGCCCTCCCAGATGCCGCCGACGTTGACCACTGGCGTGTCCCAGGTGATCGGGCCCCGAACGCCCTGGCTCATCGACTGGTCTTCGCTGAGGTAGACCTTTGCGCCGGCGCCCTTGAAGTTGCGCAGGTTCTTCGTCATGTCGCGGACGTAGGTGTTCAGGACCGCCGGCGACATGAAGGTGCCCGTCGGGAAACCGTCGACCCAGACCTTCGGCGCCTTCCAGGGCAGCGTGGTTGCCCCGCCCGTGGCCAGCAGGCTGAGGTGCATCCAGACGATCCCCTCGTTGGTGCCGACGGTGTTGATCGATCCGCCGGTGTTCTGGTAGCCATAGACCTCGATGTAGTCGCCGGCGGTCAGGTAGATCAGCTCCAGCCCGTTCGTGGTGTCCACGCCGTTGCCGGGGTGGGCCTGCAGGTCGAAGTTCTGGGAGAGGTTGGCGCTGGTGTGCCAGCCGATCCGACGGATGCCACCAACCACGTTGGCGTATTCGATGTTCCCGGCCAGCAGGTACCAGCCGGTGACGTTGACGGTGATCCTGCTGGGGTTGGTGCCCGAGCTCCAGGTCAGCCCAGTCTGGTAGGCCGCGGCTTGCCAGGAGATCGGCTGCCGGGTGTTGTTCGGCATGCTCTGGACCGAGGTGCGATGCAGCCGGATCGACTGATCGTTCAGGTTGCGGAGGCTCAGAACGTTGTTGATGAGCTCCTGGTCGAGCTGGGTCGCGTTCGGGTTGACCCCGAGCGCCCAGTCAGCCGGATCACTCCAGACGCCGTGGGTGGAGTCACCGCCGAGGTAGATCATGGCGACGCGGGTCCTGTCCTCGGCCCCGCCGTGCAGGGTCAACGCGCCGCCCGAGCTCTGGAAGGCCTGCACCTCGAGGTACTGGCCCGCGGTCATCGACAGCACGAGCTTGCCGCTGAGGTTGGACTTGCCGCCAGTTGCGCCCTGGCTGGTCAGGTCGTACTGGCTGGCCCCGCCAGCGCTCCGGAGCACCGCCATATTCCGGAGGTTGTTCGAGTTGCTGCGCCACTCCTGATTGACCAGCAGCAGGTACTTGCCCGTGAGCGGCGCGGTCAGGCGGGTCGGGTTGGCCGCGCTCCAGATACCCTGCCCCGCGCTGCCGAAGGCGATCGTCGTCCAGGGTATCGTGAACGAGACGTTGTTGGTGGTGCTCGGCGAGCTGTCCAGGTAGAGCTTGACCCACTGGTCATTGCCGTTCCGAAGGACCCGCAGGTTTTCCTCGAACGCGTTCATGAACGCGGCGTTCAGGACGGTGGTGTTATCGACGAAGGCGGCCTGCGTCGTGAACGCCATCAGTAGGCCAGGACGCCCTTGGGCGTCCCCGAAGAGCCGACCTTGCCCAGCGTGGCGTCGCCGAGCACGAAGAACCCCTGGCCCGAGATGTAGATCTGGTAACCGATTCCGACGCTGGACAGCCGAAACACGGTGTCCCAGGTGCCGACGCCGATGGTGTGCTCGATGCCCTCTATAAACGATTCCTGCTCGATCATGGCCCCGCCGCCGGGCGGTCGGAAGCGGACCGTCACGCGGTCGCTGAGCGCCCGGCCCAGCGCCTGGGGCCAGAGTGTTGCGGGCTGGGCGGTGCCGTCGAGCGCCAGGCTGACGATGCGCGGGTGGTAATCCTTGTACAGCGCCAGCTCGAAGGCAGCCTTATCCGAGCACTCATTGTCGGTATCGTTCAGCAGCCCGTCGTGCGAGAGCGAGCGGCTGAAGTAGGTTGCCGCGCTGGTCGCGTCGGTGGCGCTGCGCTGCTCGCTGCCTTCGGTGGCGCGCTGGCAAAGGATCTCGTTGACGATCTGCTGCTCGCCCCCCCCGAAGACGACGCCGGCGTAGAGGATCTCAGACTCCCCAAATGTCCCTTGAGACGTCGACAGGTAGGCCGCGTGGCGGTCGATAAACCGGACGTTGCCAATGGAGTTCATGAACAGCCGTCCACTCTCGGTTTCGGCCACCTTGAACAGGTGATCGAGCGCGCCGACCTTGTCGAGCGTGATCGCGTCCAGCATCGAGACGCCCGTCGCCAGCGTCCGCTGGCTGGCTGGCCAGCCGATCGCGTCCAGGACGGCGCCGACGCGCTGATCCGACCGCTGGGCCGGGAAGTCGCCGCTGACGAGCTTGTTGGCCAGGACCTTGAAGCCGTCGGTGGCCGAGACGTGCAGGATCGCGTCGGCCTGGTCCGGGTAGTCCTGGACCGGATCGTCCAGGTAGCCGTAGAAAACCGGATAGGTGACCGCGGCATAGACCGCCTGGCAGCGGACCCGTCGCATCGGCTTGACGTTCGGCCAGTACGGCGCGTTGCGGTAGCTGATGCTGGCGTGGGCAGTCCCGCTCCAATGGCAGCCGGCCTGGCTGCCATCGCAGTAGGACCCGAGCGAGCTGGCCTGCTCGAGCTGCCAGCCGTCGGTGTGGAAGGTGAAGATCCCACTCGCGCCGGTGGTCAGGAAGCGCAGGCGCGCGTGGTCCGCGGTAGCTGGCGCGACTCCTGAAACGGAGAACTGCGCGTGGCTGGTGCTGTTGAGGGTAACCGTGGCGTTGGTCGAGGAGATCAGCCCGCCGCCCGCGGTTTGCCAGTCGATCCGGACCTGCATCGAGACCGAGCCGGCCGACGCCAGTTTGGCGAAAAGACTGAAGATGTAGTTCAGGCCTGGTACAACCGGCATCAGCCCGACCGTCCCGCCGTAGCTAATCCCGGAGCTCGCGACGTTGGTGGTCACCACCGACGCGCCGAAGCCGCCGAACTGGCTCGCAGCGGCCAGCTGCGAGATAGTAGCGGCGAGCCCGGAGTAGTCGGTCAGGGCGAGCTCGAAGCTCGGATTGGTGACCAGGTTCCCCAGAAGCCCTTCGAACCACCAGTCGAACCGCCGGTCGCGATTGTCCAGGTCGAGCGTGCAGGTGCCCGCCTGATCCTGAGCCGTCTCGATCTGGCGGCCGCGCTTGGTCGTGGCGCCGCGCACGAAGGGGGTGATGTCGGTCCAGGTCGTGGTCGCCGAGCTGGGATCGTTGGTGAAATCCATTTCCCAGATCCAGCTGGGGATGACCGTGACGGTGTCGACGGGCGGCATCTAGCGTTCCCACGCCAGCTTGCCGTTACGCCGCCGCTTGCGGGCTAGGCCAGCCTCGAAGGCGTCAACCGCCTGGTCCATCGTGCCGACGTAGTTCGGCATGTTAAGCGTGACGTTGATGGTGTCCCCACCACCGGATCCACTAGAGCGAGCACTCTGCCCAACCGTCAAGACCCGCTCGCCCTGCTCGAGCCAGTGCAGGCCGGTGTAGGCCGCGACGCCGCCCTGAGCGTGGACGTCGAAGCCAGCGCCGCCCAGGCTGTCGAGCTCGTTGCGGTAGCTCCTGACCGCGTCGGCGGCATTGTCGATGTGCCCCTTGAGCGAATCCCAGGCGCCACCCTGCTCGTCGACCTTGCCGATATCCAGGCCGCCGATGGCTTCCTGAAACAGCTTGACCGCCTCGGTGGAGAGGTCAATCGCCGGCTTGAGAGCGTCGTACTTCTTCGCCATCTGGCTGACCGCGTCGGTGGCCTCGCCGGTCTGCTGCGTGGCCGTACCAGTGGCAGTGGCGGTGGCGTCGATCGCCGGCACGGCCTTCTGATAGTTCAGGGCAGCCTGGAGGAAGTTGAGCGCCGTCGTCTGGGTGTCGTTGCCCGCCACGGTTTGGGCGACGCGCAAAGCATCGAACTGCGGACCTGCCTCGGACGCCTGGTTGACGACCCGCTCCATCGCCTGGTCGATGTCGATCAGGCCAGCGCTGTAGTCGTCCCAGGGCTTCGTGGCGAGTCCCGTCGCGCGTGCCAGGTCGACCAGCTTGAACTGCAAGCCCGACAGCGCAATCTGTCCGCCAGCAACCTGCCTCTCGATGGGGCCAAGGACGCTGCCGAACTCGGCCATCGCCTCCTTGGTGTTCCGCATGGGGTCGGCCTGGCCCTGCATGACCTCGGTCAGCCTAGCTTGCTGGTCGGCGAAGACCTTCGCCCAGTCGGTGCCCTGCTGCGTAGCGCTGGTCAGCATGGCCTGGCCCTGGCCGGCCGCACCGGCCGCAAGGTTCAGGTTGCCGTACTCGGCGATGATCTGGCGTAAGCCCGTGACGTAACGCGAGCCGTCGCCCTCGGAGACCTCCGCGAGCTTTCCCCACTTCTGGACAAGCGCCTCTCCCGCCAGCCCCTCGGCGACCAGTTGCTTGTACAGCGCGGCGTGGTCAGCCGCGAACTTCTGGGCGCTGAATCTCGGGTCCATCAGCTGCTCGACGCTGAAGCCCGCCCCCTGCCCGCCGGCCCGGTTGTGTTGGAACAGGCCGACCGAGTCTTCACCGACCGTGTTGTGTGCTCGCGGATTCAAGCCTGACTCAGCCTTCGCCAGGGCCAGGAGATGCTCTGGTCGAATGCCGTTGGCAACCGCGGCTTCCACGACGGCGCGGACTACGTCGGTGATCGTGCCGCCGTTCTTGGTCCAGCCAAGGAGGTAGCCCTCCACCGACATGCGGCCGAGATACTCGAATTCCTCAGACGGCGACGAGATGCCGAGTGCGAGTTTCGCCGCGGCAATCCAATCCCCCGCCAGCTTCGCCAGCAGATTGCTGACTGCCTCGCCGCCGCGGCTGAGCGCGCCGGTCACGCCATCGATGATCGCCTGGCCGATCTGCCCGGCCGAGACCGCGAGCGAGTTAAGGGATGCCGTCGCCCACTCTGAGATCGAGTTGAGAATCCCGGCCAGGGCCCCGGGCAGCTTGGGCAGGACCTCGGTCCCGACCCAGTCGACGAAGGCCTTGCCCCACTCGAGCAGCTTGCTGACGATCGCGGGCAAGGCGTCGGTGAGGATCCAGGCGCCCAGCGCGATCTCGAGCTTGACCATCTCAGCGATCAGCAGCGGGATCCGCGGAGCAACCCATTCCACGAAGGCTATGCCCCACTTCAGCAGGTTGCCTGCGAGTGAGGGCAGCGCCACCGTCAGAAGCCACGAGCCGAGCTGAATCAGGACCTGGCCGAGCTCGCCCAGCAGCGGCGGGATCAGCGGCGCAACCCAGTCAACGAAGGCGCCGGCCCACTGTCCCAGGTTCTCCACGATGGTTGGCAGTGCCACGGTGTAGAGAAAGGTGGCGACCGAGATCGAGATCTTCGTCAACTCTTGGAGCATCGGCGGGATCATCGGGCCGATCCAGTTGACGAAGGCCGCCGCCCAGGTGATCAGCACATCTGAGATTCGCAGCCCGACGTTCAGCAACAGGTCGCCGAAGTTGGCGAATGCGCCAGCCACGTCCCCGCTGAGCGCCTGGTCGACGATCACCGCGAGCCCCGTGAATGCGTCCTGCGCGATCGTCCAGAGATCATTGATTCCGGTCGCCAGTAGGCCGATGGCGTTCACGACGGGGTCTATGGAGTCGGATGCCGACCAGTCACCCTGGAAGACCTGGATAACCGTCTGCCAGCCATCGGTCAGGATGGTGATCAGCGGCGCCAGCACATCGCCCAAGCCGGACAGCTGGCCCATGAATCCGTCGATCGCGGCGGGCAGCTCGTCGGCGAACGCCTGGACGGCCGGTAGCGCAGCCGTGGCCAGCGATGACAGGCCCTTGACCAGCGGCCCGCCGATCGCCTCCGCGACGTTCCCGATAGCCGTCTGGAGAATGACCATCTGCCCGCCGAAGGTCTGACCAGCCGCCTTGGCAGCGCCGCCAAACTCCTTTTCCAGCTCAGCCAGGATGACCTTTTGTGCGCCCATCATGTCGCCCGATTCCTGGAGCGTCTTGATCTGCTCTTTCTGCTCGTCGGTGAACGACACGCCCACCCGGGACAGCGCGGTTATCCCCTTGATGGGGTCGTTCAGCGCCTTGCCGAGCTGGACCGAGCTGGACTTGAGATCCTGACCGAGCGCCTGGCTCATGTTCAGGACCGTCTCGGTGGCGTCCGGGAACACATCCTTCCCGATGTTCGTGAAGGTCAGCAGCAGATTCTCGGCGCTCTGGATCGCTTCGTCTTCGAACGGGGTGAGCTTCGAGAGTGAGCTAGCGTAGCCAGAGATGTCGTCGGCGCTCAGACCAGCCGCTTCGCCGGTCGATTTGAGCACCGCGGCGGTCTGGCTGGCGACCTGCTCAGCTTCGATGGCCGGCCCGATCAGCCCCTCGATCGCGCCCTTGGCAACGTCGAAGGTTTGGGTGATCCCGAAGATGCCAAGGCCCAGCTCCTTGAAACCGCCGAGCAGGCCACCGACGCCCTTCTGGACGCCGCCCAGCACGCCGCTGAAGTTGTCTTTACCGTTGATCTCGATTGCGATCGCTAAATCTGCGATGGCGCTACCCTCGGGTTTTCTTCCGGGTCCGATCGTTGTCAGCGGCGGCGTCCTGCTCAACCTTCATCAAGTCGAGCTCAAGGTCTACTTCGGGGTCGTCCAGGTCGATCTCATGGGGTCGGCAGAACCAGCGGCGGGCAATCAGGCGTCGGAGGTGCCAGTCGGGGACGGCAGCGCGTTTGCCGGTGAGACTTCGGTAGATTGCCCTGAGCTCCGCGCTATGCTCTCGGTCACTTTTTTTTGGTCGACTTCGATGTTGGCCATGATTGCCCGCAGCACGTCGTTGCTGATCAGCTCCCAGAACTCATCGAGCTGTGGCGACGGCAGGGGGAGATCGGTTTCAGGGTCGATCCAGGGTCCATCTGGCGTGCCGTCGTCGAAGTGGACGCGGTGGGCCAGCACCATCCGCTTGAGTGCCCAGAGGATCCGCTGCTCGTCGGTCATGTCGTCGGGGAGCTTGCCGACGCCGCGCTTGTTCGGGTTGAAGCGCATCAGGATCTGATGGCCAGGGTAGAGGTCGCCCATGTCTACCCAGTGCTCGCGCCGCAAAGGATTCGGCCGCTCCGGTGGGGGAGCGTCCGTGCCGTTGGTTCTCTCGAGGACCCGGACGCCATGGGGCATCCAGTCGCCATGTTCCTGCACAAAGCCTCCAGGCTATTCGTGGTAAAATGTAGGCACGCAAATGCCCCCGCAAGTGGTGGAACACTTCGGGGGCGAGACACCGTAGGAGTTAGCTACGATGCCCCATCAGTATAGCCCCGCGTTCGTCGCCCGATTCTGGTCCCGAGTGGACAAGTCGGGCGACTGCTGGCTCTGGACCGGAGCCTGTACCGCTGCTGGCTACGGCAGCCTGACCTTTAACGGCGAGCGACTGTACGCCCATCATGTCGCCTGGGAGCTTGCGGGGATGCCGCGCTCCAGGCGCGCCCGCGTGCTGCATACCTGCGATCTGCCGGCGTGCCTGCGGAATGACGAGGTCGGCACCTATGACGTTGACGGGCTGAGCCTCCCCAGGCGCGGCCACCTCTTCGGTGGCACCCAGGCGAACAACATCCACGACGCTGTCACCAAGCGACGGATGCACTACGGCGATGCACACGGATCGAAGACTCATCCCGAAAGCACTCCCCGCGGCGATCAGCACGCCTGGCGGCGACGCCCCGAGCTGGTCAGGCGCGGCGAAGATCAGCCAATGCACAAGGTCACCGAGTCCGATGTCCGCGAGATGCGCCGCATGCGCGACGCCGGCGCGCTGCTCACCGAGATCGGGGCGCGCTTCCCTGATGTCCAGATCCCAGCCATCTCGCGGATTTGCAATCGGGTTCGGTGGAAACATATTGAGTAATTAGAATGCGGTCAATCGATTACAAGTGCACGCTATGACGATGCCACTTGCTAGCGTGCTATCATACACGTAATCTAACGGGAATCCATACGCCCTAACCGCACCGAACGCTTCCTTGTTTCGGTCCACGTCGCCCCAGTAGCCGGGGATATCGATTCGGATAGTCGGGAAGATCGCCGCTTCGATGGCGACCGGGCCGATGAACTCCAGGCGAAGAAGCTTCGGCGTGCCGGCATTCCAGTTCGTGAGCTCGGTTGCGGCAGCCGTCGACTCGGCCAGGAACGTCAGGTCGGAGCTCAGGTCAAGCTCGCCAGGAACCGTGCCGATCGCCGCCTGGGTGTTCCCCGCCGCGTAGATCCTGGTCATGTTGTTGTTGAGCTTGATCGACCAGTCGGCGAGCAGGTCGCTGATTTGTGTGGTTCCTGGAGTACCACCTAATGCGTCCAGGAAGAATTTACATTGCCAGCCTTCCAGGAACGGCGGGTTGCGGGCGGGCAGCGCGGCGGTGAGCGTCGTGAACGCCGTATCGACGTCGTTGCCGTACAGGTCGAAGGTTCCCGAGTTGTCGCCGTCGACGCTGCCGTCGATCGACAGGCCGGCACCGCGGATACCCAGCCCGCGATAGACTCGCGACCCGTCGTTGCGCTCAAGCGTCATAGACGTCAGGGACGCGGTCGGTTTGTAGGTGTGGGTGCGCGAGAGCGTGCCGCCGCCCGGGGTTGTAATCGCCCCGTCGCCGAACGTGATCGCGAGCCATTCCAGCCACTCATTGGGATGGGCGGGCAGCTTGACCTGGCCCTCGACCATCGTAGGGCCCTGGGTGACCGCCATCTGGTTGTCGCGTCGGCCGGTCTTGAAGCGGTGGGTCCGGTTCGACCGCTTCTTGTTCAGGGACACCGTCTCCAGGTAGGCGACCCTCGTGGCAGCCACTCCC